AGACAGCACAGCGTCATTACCACCTGTTGGGATGCCGCGCATTGTGTCAACAATTTTCCAAGCACTGCTGCCAACAGTCGATTTGTAAACCACCCATTGGGGCTCCCAGCCGAGAGTAACGGCAGTTCCAACTCCACTGCCATTTGTAGTAAAGCTCCCACAGCTCACCACACTGTCATTGCCGCTATCGCCAAACCCGCCAGCGTCGTGCGCGAACAGGTAGGCGACAAATGTCTGACCACTACCATTAGTAGAAAAGTCAGAACCAACACTAAAAACAGTAGAAGTGGGATCCTTTGAATTAAACTCACTGCTTGCACCAATAACGGCGCTGGTTGTATTTAAATACAACTTCCTTGTCCAAGCTGGTGATGCTGCGCTTCTATGCCAAACAGTCCAGTTATCGGAGTAGCTGGTCGGCTTAATAATCACGCATCCTGGCGTTGAACCAAGCGAATGAGCGATATCTTGCGAGGTGCCATTCCCCGTATAAGTCACCACATCAAAGAACTTGGCCGCCTTGCGGAAGGTCCAGGAGGCGTAGGTGGCGGCGTTGGTGTTGTAATCAGTGTCAGCGCCGAGAGAATAACCTGTTGAACTGAAGCTCGTTACGCCAGTCAACTCTTCTAGTTCTCCTGTTGTGCCATTAGACGTAAGAGATTGTGTTGCCCCTCTTGCTGTATCAACAAGTCTGTGATTAGTGGCGCCACTGCGCCCTTTCGTCCAAACCAAACCCCCCTTACCGCTCAGATCAATCCCATTCGTGATCGTCTGCGTGCTGCCGTTGCCGGTATAAAGCCAACTTTGGAAGCATTCCTCAATGTAAACCTTTGGTGCGCTGGCGGATGCAGCGAGTGCTTTGCTGTTCAGCATCAGGCATCACCCACGCGAGCGCCGTACACTTGCGTGCCGACTTTCCACAGCACAATAACCGTGTAACCGGTGGTATTCAGCGTCGGTGCATTGCCGCCGCCTGTCTTCCACACCACGCCACTACCACCGAACGTCGAATCACTCCAGGTCAACGTGTAGGCGCTGCCGTCATCCACCATCAGCGTGACCGATTCACCCGCTGCAAAGTTGGTGGCCTTGGGTGTGCGGTTAGCCCCGAGCGTGATCAGTTGGATGCTGCCGTTGCCAGGGTCGATCTCAAACGCTGCCCCATCAGTGATGGTGAACACGTCCTCAAGGATCGTGCCGATGATGGCTGGATCAGTGAGCGTTTTGTTGGTGAGCGTTTGGGTGCCGGTGAGTGTTACATCACCCGCAGGTAGGCTTGTAAGTGCGCCCCCTTCTATGACGTAACACTTATTTTCGTCTGTGGCGTAACAGATCTCACCCTCTTGCAGGTCAGCGATGCTGCTGTTGAGATTGCTGTAGGTGCCGCGTGCAATGCGGACAGGCGTGCGGGTTGCTGGTGTTGGCATCAGTTGAAGCTCCCGCCGTCGATGGTGCTGCTGGTTGTCACAATGCTACTGCCATTGGCGAAATTGCCACCATCGACGATCACAGCACCGCCTGCCTGTGCCCAGCTAAGCGTGCCTGCTGCGTTGCTCACCAAAGCGTAACCAGCTACGGCCGCATCGGTTGCGGGCAGTGTCCACGTGACATTGCTGGCAACCGTAGCCGGCGCTTGAAATGCAACCCAGTTGCTGCTGTCAGCGTCAGCAAAGCGCAGATCTGACTGGGCGTTAAGCGTTACATCACCAGTCAGACTGCCGCCGGCTTTGGGTAATGCGGCAGCAGCCAGGTCATAGGCTGACTTAACTGATGTACTAGATGCGGCAGTCGTGCTTGATGTTGTGGATGTTGAGTCGCTGATTGCATATATTGATGATCCGCCATTAAAAGCCACACCCTCGCCAGCATCTTGAAAAGTGATGCTGCCTGTCATTGTGCCACCAGCCTTAGGCAATGCCGCTGCTGCAACCGTTCCAGCTAAGTCCGCCAAGTCGTAGGCCGATTTGACTGAATTAGGCGTTGCGGCTTTGGTTGTGCTGGTGCTGCTAGTGGAATCCTCTAGCTGAACCGTGCCAATGACAGTGGTGCTAGCAGCTGTGACTTTGGTGCCGTCGATAGCGGCGCTGGCATTGATGTCTGCATTAACGATGGTGCCGTCAGCGATCATCGTGCTGGTGACAGTGCCAGTGTCGCCAGTGCTGACAAGCGTGGAATCTAGGTAGGTCTTGCTAATTGCTGTGCCCTGCCAAGTGCCAGTACCGATGGTGCCAACGCTTGTCAGGCTGCTGCTAACCACGGCGCTGCCAAGACTGGTGGCATCCAGCACCTTGGTGCCAGCAATGCGGTATTCCTTAGCGCTGGCGATATTAAGATGCTCGCTGAATGTCCACGCATCGGTGGCATCGATCCAGCTAATCGTTTTGTCGGTGGTGCCTTTGAGTGTGACGCCACCACCATCGGCTGTCACATCGGATGGCGTGGTGACCTTGCCAATAACAATGTTCTTATCTTCTACATCTAGCGTCTGAGTATTGATAATCGTTTCGGTGCCGTTGATTGTTAGATCGCCTTGGATGATGACATTGTTATCAAAGGTTGCTGCACCGGTTACATCAAGCGTGCCAGGGATATCGATATTGCTGGCCCACTCAACACCAGTGCCGGCGGCATCGGTTTGCAGCAGCTGGCGCGCTGTGCCATCAGCAAGCTTGCTGACGGCAATTTCAGCATTGCTGGCAATGGAAGCATCTGTGATCGGAAATGCCGGGATCAGACTCCATGGCGTATAGGACAGCGCAGTCCATGCTGAACTGCCATCGCCAATCTTCCACTTGCCGGTATCGGTTTCGTATCCCAGCTCACCGGCCAGCAGTGTTGGATTGTTAAACGTCCAGTTCGCGGCCGTATCGCGGCGCTGCTGCTGGAATGCGAGAACAGTGGTAGTCATGCCGATGCGCCGCCGTTTACGATCAGGATACGGGCAGGAGTGGCGGCAGCGCCACCAGCGTCAAACATGTACTCTCGAGCGGGCGAGCTGGAAGAGCTGGCAGCGTCAAATATCAAATCACTTAGATCAATGGCATAGGTTCTCAGTTCAACCTCAACGCTCCACAGGTCGCAGGATCCATCTGTGATGACTGGTGGCGATGCGTAGCGCCATGCATAATCAGCAATGATTCCGACCGGCGGCGAGTCGTATCCATTCCAAACTTCAACAGGAAGGAAGAAAATCCCATAGGTTCCATCCTGTGCGATGTAATGCGCCTTGATCAGATCTAGGTCAGCCTCACTAATGTTATTGAAAGCCAGCTGCAGCGTTTGCTCAACACGGCGGTTGCCTTGCCGGTAGGCGACCGTGCTGCCGGATAGTGCGACCTGCTGCACCTGCGGCACATTGCCTGGTACATAGGTGCGAGCTGATGGGATGAGAGCAGGAAACGCCATGGCTAAATCGGCACCGTTTCAAGTTCAACCGTGAGGCTGTACCGCCGAGGCGATGCGATGCTCACATCAAAAGCGCCGATATATCGCCATTTGTAGGTGGCCGAGCTGACTGGCGGTGTGGTGTAACCGCCCCATACCTCAGCCGATAGATCGAATGGGATCAGGCTGCCTTCCTGTCCTGCGTAATGATCGAGGATTTGCTGCGCTTCTGATTCCGTCAGATATTCGTAGCCGAGCGTCAACCGTTGCGCGACATAGGCTGAGCCTTGCTTGAAGCGCACCTCACCGCCACTGGTGCCTTTGTAGACCTGCTGAGGGATATCGCCCAAACTGAGCGATCTCGTGCGCGGTGCTAGCGATGGGAATGTGGCCATCAGACGACGGTAAAGCTGCCGTTTAGCACTTCAGTGCTGATGATAGGCACGGTGCTGCCATTGACCGGAAACTGCGCTGCCTCAATGCTGGTAGTGCCATCGGTATTGTGATCGATTGATGTGATCTGGTAATACTCAGTTTCGGCGCGGTTGTCGCCTGCGCTGCTGATCCGTTGCTTTTGCACCCGGATGATATTTGTAGGTATCAGGCCAGTGGTATCGAGCGCTGTCTCGAATTGAATTGAATGCACCGAATAACGGCGTCGCGCTAAGAAGTGCTTGGCGTAGATGATGGCATGGTTGCGGTTTGAGCAGAAGTCAGACATATCAAACTGCTCTACCGGCGCGTCAAGGCTGACGCCGGTGTAACGCACCTGCACGCTTTGCTGCGTGCCGATGGCGTCTGGGTCATTCTTGCGGAATAGGACGGCAACATTCACATCAGACTTCTCTGCTGCGCTTACGTATGTCTTGCTGTAGCTGCCCGGCAGGATCTCATCCTCCGTAAACGTAGCCGCAGGAGATAGCGTTGCAGTGCTTATCTGATTGCTGCCATTCAAAGGCAGGACAGGAGCAAAGCGATATTGCCCGCCAGTCGAGATGAACGACAGAAGGAAAAATGGCGCCGTCTCGCTGAGCAGTTCAATGATGTTCACTGATTCAGCGATGATGCCGTTGAAATGCAGGCTGTAGTTATTGCAGAACGTCGCCAGCGTCGGCATGTTTGTGGTGAGGATCGGCCGCGATACATCCGGTGTTGTGCCAGCTGCTTGCCGCTTGAAGCTGGTGAATAGGTACATAGCCAGATCCACCAGCTGATTGCTGGCGCCTTGCGTACTGCCTGCTGCATCCACGCTGTAGAGCGCGACTCGAATCCCTTGCTCGTAGTAGATCGACAGTTGCCGCGTTGTCGTTGGATAGGATCCAGCTTCCGGTGGATCGTAGATATCACCTACCACCTTCAGGAAAGTGATGTCCGCATACGAAGAGTTATCAGCGGTTGGGGTGCTAGCTGGGTTTGGGTATTTGCTAATGACATACTCAGTCTGCACACCGGTTAAAGTGCCTGTGCTGGCTGGGTTGGCCAAGTAAAACTGATTATTCACTCCAACAACCGTCCGTTTTAACGTGACACTGCCGGAGGAGAAAGGCAGCCAGAAAGCCGACGGATTGAAATAGCCAACCCCGTAGTTGGGATTATCGATTAGATCTAGTGGCGTATCAACCAACCCGCAACCGTAGGCTGCTACTCCAGTTTGGTTTATCGCAAATTGTGTATTGGATGGGAGCCCGGCTGCCGCAAAGTATGCGGCCGAGATGTCCGCGCCGCTTACATTATCAAAGACCTGAATCGTGTAAAGAATAACAGAGTTTGAGGTGTCGCCAGTACCTCTCGCAACTGTACGGATTCCGCCATACAAGCCAGTGAACCAATCCTCGCGAACGGTTGATTCACCTGAAGCAGGTAGAACCTCTGTCACATACGAATAGGTTTCATTTCCGCAATACAACCCCGCGCCGAGAATGGGGCACGTACCAGGTGAGGCCGCAAGCGTGGCCGCGCTGTTGTAGATATTGCTGATCGTGATCGTCTGATCAGCAAGAAATGCCATGCAGCGCAGCCCCACCCATGTGCGGTGCTTGACAGGGCTGCTGACAATTTCACCTTGGCTCACAGGGAACAGAAAGCTGCCCTTGAAAAAGTAGGAGCCAGCCTTTACCAGCGATGGCTGAATCCATACGCCGCCGCTATTGCTTACGCGCTTGCCGAACAGAATCGGCACCGTTTCGCCTGCAACAGCAATCCGCTGCTCAGCACCAAGATCAGCGGCTGGTGTCTTGCGATTGCCAGGTGAGCGGTCTTTGTTTGTGCTCGATTGATTCGGTGACGCTTTCGGGGCGGGAAATGCACATGTTTCTTGAGTCGTATTGACGACTGGCTGAATCTGTCTGAGGCGTGCCTTTACCGAAGGTGAAAGCCTTTGCGCCTTGACGGATGGCGAGACCCGTTGCGCCTCAACAGAAGGTGGCAATCTTTGCGCCTTAACTGATGGCGACATCCTTTGGGCGCTTTGGGATGGTGTTAAGCGATTCATTGTTCATTCTCCTTGCATTGGCTCAATACTGCAGCCAATGCCATAGGAGGCAGCACTGCCACACATTCATCAATACACTGCACGCCTTCTAACTGCGTGCCATCAGCAGCGAGATAGATGCGGCAATTATCCTCAACAGCCAGCGTGACGCCTTCATGGGTGCAACCATCAGCGCATTGCACCTTCATGTTCATGGCAACCAAAATCCTGCTCATCGTCCCGTGAACCTCCCGATCAGATCAGATGCCACTTTGCGTGTGGGTATCTGTGGTTTTGTTTTGTCAATCATTGGGCTGACAGTCCATGTCACAGAGTTGTCATCAACCTGTGCACCATCAATGCCGCCAATGTAACGGCTGATCAGCTGGGCACTGCCAGGATCAAGGCTGTCCATGCCTGCATCCTGCAGATAGAGCGAGGCAATAACTAGGCGATTCGTGCCAATGGCTGCATCCGTGAGATCAACCACGTCGCCAGTAGCTGCGATTTCAACTGAAAGATTGCCGATGCTGTTGGCAGCACGCAGGGAAAAACCTGATGCTGTGAATGGGATGTAGAAGAAATCACCTTGCACGTCGCTATCGATCAAAGACATATCCTGTGGCACTTGATAGAAATTCTGCCAGCGGCGTGTTGGCGAGCGCTTGCTTGCAACGTAGACGCTATTTCGGTCTGCGTAGTATTCAAGGAAGCAAATCAAATCGTATTGATCAGCCATTACGCCAGCCCCAGTGAACGCCGAACAGTGCTGTCACCAGCCAATAGGCTCAGGGTTTGATTGACGCCAGCCTGCACCGCTGCAGTCAGATCTTCAGTGGTGACAAAGTTCGCACCGTTCATCTGCATGACGGGCCCGGTTTGAATGCTGACGTTTGCGCCAGTAGGCACCACCATGCCGCCCTCAGCAAATCGCGGGATTGCAGCCGGGCCACGCACACCAGCCATCCAATTGGCAGCAAACGCGCCAGCCTTGGATTGCGGCACGATGTATTCAGGCTCGCCACCTTCACCAACCATGGCCAAAGTCGGGCCGCTCACAACGCCACCGTCGGCAAAGCGAGGGACGCTGGGCATTGGCAACTGTGGGATCTGTGGCAGCCGCAACCTGGCAAGTGCAGCATTCGCGCCGCGGATGATGCCATTGATCGCGTTCACCACGCTGCCGATGGCAGTGCCGATGCCATTCAAGATCTGATTCACAATGCCGCGAACGGCTGTGAATGCCGCTTGAAATGGTGCCGTGATCGCCTGCGTTACAGCCTTAAACGTGTTGGCAATGCTCTGCACGAGCTGGGTGATTACTTGATTCAGTGGCTGCACAAAGCTGGTATTCACAAATTGCACAACAGCCTTGAATCCCGCCACTACGGGATCAATAAAGATGACCTTAAAGTTTTTAGCCGCAAGTGACAGCACTTGTCCAATTGCTTGAAACGCTTGCCCGATTTGATCCCTGAAGGCATAGATCGCAACGCCAGCAGCAGCAGCCAGCGCAACCCACCCCACCGGGCCAGTAAATACACCGATCAAGATCTGGCCCAGCGTACCCAGGCCAGCCACTAGCGGGCCAATCGCACCAGCCCAGCCGGCAATCAATGCCGGGATAGCAGCCATGGCGGCACTGATGCCAGCCAGCAATGGGCCGATGGCTGTGAACACCGTGATCACTGCTGTGATCGCAGGTGCCAATGCAATGAATGCAACTGTGAGTGCAGCTGCGCCGGCCACAAATCCCTGCTGCTGTGGCGTCAACGTTGCAAACCACTGGCCAATCTGCCCCAAGATTGCCAAGAATCCTGAGATCACAGGGATCGCCGCTTGAATCGCACCAGGCAACGCCGCGCCGAGTTGCTGCGCTAGTTGCGTGATATACGGCAAAGCGGCCGTGATCGCTTGATTGAAAGGCCCGGCCAGTTCACGCATGATCATGTTGATCGCGTCATTGAACTGATCAGCAGCCTGCGCCATCTCAGTGGTTACGGTTGCCGAATACTGGCTGATGGCCTCGCGACCACCGTTCAACATCGGGATCAGGTTGGCGCCTGATTTGCCGAATATCTGCATTGCCAGCGCAGTCTTCTCAGCGCCATCTGGCAGCTTTGAAAACTTGTCTGCAAGATCGAGCATGATCTCATCGACACTGCGAATCTTGCCTCTTGCATCCGTCGAGCTGATGCCAATCGATCTAAGCGCTTCATTGGCCTGTGACGCTGGATCCACGATCCCCTTAGCCAGCTTGCCCATTGCCTTGCCGACTTCATCCAAGCTGCTGCCAGCATCCTCTGCTGCTGCGCCAAATTTGCTAAGCGATTCAACGCCTACGCCAGTGCGCTGGCTGAGATCGTTGATATTGTCAGCGCGATCAATAGCTTGCTTGCCAAGCACTGCAAGGCCGCCAACAGCAGCGGCGCCCAGTCCTGCCATTACACCGGCAGCATTCTTGGCCATACCGCCAAGCTTGCTGAATGCATTGCTTAAACCAGTGGTTTGGTTGTTCGCCTTATCAAGCGAACGGGTCAAACCATCAATCTGGGCCAGACCGTCAACCTTTGCCCTGATGGTCAGGGCCGTTGTCATGTCCAGCGCCATGGCTATTTCTTGCGCTTGTTGACCGCTCCCACCACTGTAGCCTCCATGATCTGAAGGTCACCTAGAACGTCAACCGGATCAGCGATCTGCAGCAGATCAAACACCCAGCGCACAGCGCCATAGTCCAATCCGATCAGCGTGCCTGAATCGGTGCGCCATTGCGTTTGCACCTTGAGGAACACGCGCACGGCTGGCCATGCGTCTGGTTCAACCTCGAAATTAACGGCCGCCTTGCTCGGTGGTGGTTCGATGCCGAGCACAGCTGCATCCTTTGCTGTGTCGTCAACTTCCATGCCGCCTAGCCAATGCTCAGCGGCCCCGATCAGTTTTTTCTCTTCTGCTCCACCAGCGATTCAAAGTAGGCAGCCACCAGTGCGCCGGCCATCATCGGCACATCCAATAGCTGAGCCTTCACCGCATTGCTGAATGGCACGGGCTCGCCATCGCCATCCACGATGCCATCCCAACCCACGAGGATCTCATCGGCAATGCTCTGATCGCTGACGCCTTCGCCCGTATCCTCGCCCTTTTCGTTGGCCTTGACGCGCACCTGCACCTCGCGCTGGATCTCATTGATGCGGCTTTGTGGCAGCCGCTTGAACTCAGCATCAAATGTCTGCCGCTCTCGTTTCCCACCATTGGCCGGCAGCTTAATGCTCACCGGCCAGGTGTAGGAGTCCGACTGCTTAAGGACAAATGCCACGCGGATCAGGTAAAGACGATCTCCATCTCATCATTGCCTGAATCGGTCGGCGTGGCAATGTACGGCAGCGTCAGCATCTGGATGCCATCCTCATCGCTGTAGGACGGGTTGCCGATATCGATCTGATCAGCGGTAAAGGTCACGATATTGCCGGCGGTCTGGCCGTGCTGGAAGGTCAGGTTTCCAGTGGCGTTGCCGGTGGCATCGTTGAAGAAATTGTGAGCGCTGACCGAGACAGCCTCAATCATCACCTCACCAGCAGGGGCGCGGTTGGTGATGATCACCTCTTTCGTGCAGCCCACCAGCTCGCGATAGACCAGCTCATTGGCCAGTTCCATCGTGAAGCTCTGCAGGCAGCCGGCATAGCTGAACACCTCAAAGCCAGTGGTGTTGCCCTGTTTGAACACCACCGGGTCAGCCTGATTGGCGTAGGTCGGGCTGCTGATGGCCGATGCAGTCGGTGCGTTATAGATGCCCGTGAACTCAAAGGCGATGGTGGGAATCTCGCCCACGGTGCAGTTCAGCGAGAAGGTGCCGCGGCAGCCAGTCGCCTTATGCAGCACGCCATCGTTGTTGAAATAGATAGTGACCGAGCCGGGCGAAGCGTTGCTATTCGGCGTGTAGGTCACGCTCGTGCTGGCCGATACGGTCTCGGTGAAGGAGCAAGCTTTGAGCAGCGGGCCATAGGCCGGTGCAGTGCCAGCGGTGCCAGAACCTGCAAGCTCAACCTCAAAATTGATCAGTACACGAGTCTGCGCCAGCAGCTGCTCGGATTGGCCGAGGTAAGGGCGGATCAGCTCACGGCTAACGGTGTCAGCCTCGAGCGGTGTCACCTCGATATTGCGCACCAGGATGGCGTTGGCGCCAACAGTTGGCGTAGGGTCAACACCGTAAGTAGTCTCGATTTCGGCCAGCAGCAGCTGGCGGCGGGAAAGCAGCGGCATGGCTTGGCCGGATGAGATCTTTCACACCATCGTAGCCGGATCAGCTGATAGTTAAATTGGTGACAGAGGTGCGATAACGCACGAGATATTCACAGCCAATCACGCCAGCAGGCTGATCCGCTTCGATCATGTCGAAACTGACTGACTGAGGCTGCACATCGATGGCATAACCGCCCAGCGTGAGATCCGCCATGATCTTGCTGTGCAGGCTTTCGATGATCGGATCAGCGGTCTGATCCGGCACGGTGCCGCGCACGATCACCGCGATCCGTACCGTCAGGCTCCAATCCAGCGTGGGCAGGCTGGTGTTTTGCTGCGCCGTATCGGATACGGGCTCGATCACGATGGCCGGGCTTTCGCCGCGGCTCAGCGGTTCCACCCTGCTGCGGTAGATCCGCGTGCTCACGCCCGTGGTGCCAGTGAGCGCAGTGCGGATCGCGGTCAGTACCTGTTCGCGTTTGGTGGTCATCGTTAGGCGGAGGCGACTTGCACCACTGTGCAGATGATGCCAGGAATAGCGGGATGTGCCGGGCTGGCTTCTGCAGCCTCAGCGTGGATATAGGCGGCGACGTTAGTCGTCATCCACATCAGCTCGATGTAGTCGTTTGCTGCCAAGCCCAGAACGAAGTTGACCGTGCCGATCACGTTGCCAGCAATGCCGCCATGGCTTGAGATGATGCTGAAGCGGCTGTCGCTGTCAGGCACATTACCGGCAGCGCCGGCATTGTTCTTGCGTAGCCACACGTTGATGTCGTGGATCGAGCTGTCGGTATTGCTGAACTGAATCGAGAAGGTGAAGCTGTAAATGCCTGGATAATCGACCGTGATGCGGCCATCAGAGATGACCCTGATCCCGCGGCTTGCCGTGTCAACCTGCCGCAGCTTGATCGAATATGCCGTGTTGATCGCAGCTGCAACCTGTGAGGTGCTATCCCAGAAAGATCCCCAGTAACCAGGGCAGCCGTGATACGGCAGACTCACCCATGGTGATCTGCCATTGCCGATCTTCAGGTTCTGTGTGTCGCTCTCAAGGCCGAACTCGCCTGCCGTCAGCACAGGATTCAGCGCTGTCCACTGGCTGCGTGTGTTGACCTTGATAGGACCGCTCATGTCTTTTGCAATCCGAGTTGCACAAACTTTCCGTCATCCATCAGCATGGCCTCTCTGACGGTATAAGCAGCCCCATCCACAGTGATCGAATCGCCGCGGATGAGACTGCCGAAATTTGAGGTTCTGGCCGTCAGCGTGTAGTCGGTGCTGAGCACCATCCCATCGCTAACGATCTGGCTTGGCATGTCCAGGATTCCCTTCGCAGTAACGGCGCCAGCAGTGCAGCTGACGCCGAAGTCTGCGAGGAACACATCCAGATCCTCAGTGAATGCCATGCTCAGCTGTACTTCTTGGAGCCGAGAGCCTGAACCGATACGGCGCCGGTGCCGGTGCCGCCGGAGACAGTGAAGAGTACGCGAACGTAACGACGGAGATCGTTGCTGTTCAGGTAGATCTTCTCGCGGAATGCGGTGTTAGCAGCAGCAGCAGTGAAGCCGCCACCGGTCACATCTGCGAAATCGCCGGAAGTGGTGGTGTTGCTGTGCTGGATCTTGGCGGTCAGGGTGACGCCAGAGCCGGCAGCAGCAGCATCGATGATGAAGGCAACGTCGCCCTCATAATCCACGAGATCAACGTTGGCGGGGGTGCCAGCGCCGGTGGATCCCACCACTGCGTTGTTGTGAACTGAGAGCAGATCGGTTTTCGATCCGAGGTTGTGGATGGTCATGATTTTGCCCTCCGTCTGGGGGTAGTTGGTTTTGGTGCAGGCTGAGCGATAACCTCAACCGCTTCTGCCACTGAGGCAACAGCCTCAACGGCTTTGCCGATACCGATCAGGAGCTTGGCGTCAGAGGGGGAAGCCTCTAGGACTTCCCCGATCTTCACCACTCGGCCCGAAAGCATCGTCTGCCGTAGGACCTTGATCAACATGATCAGAGGGTGTCGTTGCCGCGGCTGAAGGATTCAGGGTGACGGACGGCGATGTCCACATCCTGCATAGCCACCACGCGAACGGTGCCGGAAGTGCTGTTGGTGTAGGGGTCCACCATCAGATCGAGGCCAGAGAAGTAGCCGATGATCAGGTCAGCGAAGTTGCCGAACCACAGATCGCCGGTAGCAACCTGATTGGAGAGCACGCCGGTGTAACCGTTGACCTCGTTGCCTTCCATGATGAACATGCCGGAGCCGGCATCTTTCTTGGCGGTCTTGAGGCCGCCGCGCATTGCAGCGTTCATCAGGTAGACGGGGTTGCCCAGCAGCGCGTTGGCGGTAGCCACGTCGCTCTCCAGTGCCACCACTTCCTCAAAGGTGGGGGTAGCAGCAGCGAAGTTCTCGGTGCCGATGCCGGTGGTGAGCTTCAGTCCGAGGGGCTCACCGTTGGAGCCAGTGCCATAGAGGCCAGCCAGGTCGATCTTCAGTGCAAGCACACGAGCCAGGTCGGTGCGCACCATGTTCTCCACATCAATGGAGGACTGGATCATCAGGCGGCGGCTGTAGTCGGTGAAGGCAGCCACGGTCTTAGGAGTCAGGCTCACCTGATCCACGGTCTGCTGCGACTCGTTGGGGGCGCCAGACTCAGCAACCCAGTAGGCAGTGCCAGCGCCGGATTGACGGGGGATTGCCACGTTGCCGGTGAGGCCGGTCAGCACGGTGGCGCCAGCCTGATCCAGAGCGGAGGCATTGCGCAGCAGATCGATGAAGCTGCCAGCGTCCAGCTCGGTAGCAACCAGGTTGCCGCCAGCGGTAGCAGCGCCCACGTTCAGGTCACGGCGCAGCACATCCTGGGGGATGGTGATGCCGCGGGACTGCCGGCCGAGCTTGGCGGCAGCAGCCTCAGATGCTTCAATCTCGAACGCAGCAGCCTCACGGGCCGAGCGGTCGGTGGGGTTTGCCAGATAGTTGATGGCACGCATGAAGGAGAAGCTGCGGCTCTCCTGCGCGGTCAGGCCGATTTCAGCGGCGCTCATAGTCACGGGCTCCTGTTTGATGTCGAGGTTGTCGAGCACAGCAGCGCGAGCATCGTCGATAGAACGACCAGACTCGATCAGCTGGCGGCCGAGATCGGCCATGCCGTGCTTGTCGCACAGCGCGTTAATGCCAGCGATGCGGGAGCGCTCAGCCTCGGCGGCTTCGGCCCGCACCACTGCCAGATCAGGGGTGGTGGTTTCCATTGCAGGAATGGGATCAGGTGTAGGTGCTGCCGAGGCAGCTTGCTCGGCCTCCAAGCTTCGGCCGATACCGACGCCGGGGTCAGCCGGCACCGATACAACGGAAACTTCATAAGGAGACCAGGCAGTAGCAACAAAGTCGCCACTGCCGCGCTCTTCCATTTTGTCGATGGAGTAGCCAAAGGAGACATTGCGA